GGTCGAGTACAGGTCGGACAGGCCCCGCTTCACGCACTCGTCCACGTTCAATTTGAGGTGATGCACTTCCTCCGCGTCGATCTCCTCAAAATCGGCTGGCGAGTCGGCGTCGTACTGCACCGCGTACCGTTTCACGTCCACGATGTCGTGAGGGTCCGTCAGGATGCCGTAGAGATAATTGCGCGGGGCCTCCGGCGGCTTACGCACCTGCTCCGGCTCGACGAAGCGGACCAGCGTGGAGCCGTCGTCTTGCGGGAACGACCGGATGAAACACTCGCCGTCGCGGCGCGAGCGGAAGAATGCCGAACGCTCAATCAGGCTCCACTGGTTGATGTCGATGAAGTCGTCCACGAACTCCTGTAGCTGGTAGGCCAACTCGATCGCGACGGGGTTGGTCGCGTACCGCTTGTCAGCCTGCGCCTCGTACTTGTACCCCGTGCGGATCGTGAAATTGCGGAAGGTCGTTAATGCGCCGTGAGCCAGCGGGTTCCGTGTCACAATCCATCTTGACTGCGCCCGAATCACGTCGAGGTCGAAGTCGGTCCAAACGAAGGGACGGTTGGCCCCGTCTTTCCTGTCCTGCTTGTTGTTGAGGACAAACCAGTTGCGGCCGTCCACGTCGCGGTAGGCGTCCATGGGGTCGATCAGCGACCCCCACCCTCCCGCCGTTGGGATGTCCACGTTCTCGAGGATTGCCTTTAACTTCGCCTCATTCGTGGCAATTTCCAACCTGGCACGCGAGGCGCGCAGTTGCTCTCTGACCTCCCGATAAGTCTGGCCGTTGGGCGCGGGATCGGCGTGACCGTTCTGGCTCATGGACGCCGAAGATAAAGGCTGGTGGAGTATGCGGGAAAACGGGGCGTTCAGGGCGAGTGTAGGCGGCGTAGGACGTCGCCGTAATACTCACGCTCCCACTCGGCGCGGCCGAACTGATTTCCCTTCGGCCCCCCGATGGTACTTACGCGGATGTGCCGCCTATCCCATCGCCCGCCACCGAGCATGGCATAACTGGGGTGGACCGGCAGGCGATAACGGGCGAGGTAGGCGAACACATCGGCCCAGCACCACCAGCCAAGCGGCTGACAAGTGTTCTGGGTCGCCAGCCCCCTGGCGCGCATCCCAATCTTGCGGACGCCGGACTCCTCTGCTCTGACGCCGCCGATATATCGCGGCGTCCCGAAACACTTGCGCAGTAACCCTATGCCCAGGTCCAATGCTGGCGAGTGTCCGCCGTCGTCCGGGATAGGCCCCAGGGGCACAGACGCCTCGGTGTACGGGAGGCGGAAGCTCGCCAGGAAAGCGTCGCGCACCGCTGGAATGTGCGGCTCGGAGCCGACGCCGTGCTGCGCCACGTTGCCGAGCGGGACGCCGAGGCCCGAACGCCAGACCAGGTGCGCCAGCACGACCGAGTCCTTGCCCCAACTGACCGAGGCGTAACAAGGGCCACCGGCGGCAAAGTCGGCCAGCACTCGAATAGCCTGCTCCGCCTTACCCTCGACGCGGCCCGCGTCGTAGTGGGCGAGGTCGGTCGCCTCCAACTCAGACCACAGCGACAGGTCCGCCGCGGTGTGGCGTTCGGACGGGATGAGCATGGCCTCACTCGCAGAGCCGGAGCCGCGACACGGACTCAACCTCGATGTGACGGGCGGCGACGGCAAGCATCGTCAGTTCCGTCTCCGCCCGCACCCCGTGCCGAACCTCGCCCGGTATCAGGTAGCACACGCCCGGCTCCAGGCGGTGCGGCGAGCCGTCGTAATCCACCCAGCCGACACCCGACACGACGAACAGCATGTGGTCGCCGGCGTGCGTGTGGTCGGCGACGCTGCCGCCCGCCGGGAAGCGGATCAGGTCCGCGCCGAACTCGCCCGACTTGAGCAGCGGCTTCGCGGTGGCGTCGCTCGCGTGCATGGTGATGGGCAGTTCCCCCGGCGGGACGTGCCAGCAGGACTCTTGCAGCGTCAGCACGGCTCCACCCTCTCGCAGTACCGCTCGGGATGCCAGTACGGCGCGCACACCGCCCCGTACCCCGGCCTCCACCCGACCAAATCCTTCGGCAGCCACTTGCCGCTCGGCAACGGCCTCATCAGCACCTTCCCCCGCTCATGCGGCGCATACCAGTTATAGTCACCACCCGCCCTCTCGACGACCCACTCCTTCACGCGGCCGTAGCCGTGCGCCGCCTTCTTGCCGACCGCGTGGACGCACCGCCTCAAGAGCGAGCGTATCTCGTGCCCCGTCCCGACCGCGAACCAGCACACCCGGTCCACGGCCAGCACGCGCAGCGGCAGCCGGTACGACTTCGTCCAGGCGTTCGTCGTCGTCACCACGAGACGCTGCGCCGGGTGCAGGAGCGTCGCCTCCTCGACCGACAGCCGCTTGCTGACGTGCTCGACCGTCTCGCGGCACTCGGGGAGGATCGGCGAGGAGCAGCGCGCCACGAGCCAGTCCCCCAGCCGTTCCCGCGACAGGGGGATGCGCAGCGACCCCTGCTCGGGTAACGGCGTGGCGCGGTCGAGCCGATACCCCTCATACGGCTTCGGCGTGAACGTGGACATCGCGTACTCGAGCAGCGCGTCCAGCTGCGGCGGCCCTTCCGGCCCGACCGCCAGAACGCCCGCCAGACGGCACGTCACCAGCAGCGGCTCACTCACCCACGGCCTCCTTCCTCTTGCCCCTCTTCGGCTTATCCTCCTTGCGCCGGAACATGCGGTCGAGCCAGTCGGCCAACTCCGGGCCGCTCACCTCGACGTGCGCCAGGTACTCCGTCACACAGGCTTCCGGGTCGTCGCAGCCCTCGACGTGGACGGACGCGGCGAGCCTGCCGTGGCCGCGCGCCGACTGGCCGCCCACCGTGCCGCCCTCCGCCTGCCACAGCGACAGCGACAGGAGGTAGGCCCCCAGTTCCAGCCGCGAGACGTGCGCCAGGTAGTCCTTGCGGAAAAATAACGCGCCCCGCGTTACCGCCTGCCCCGCAAAGATCATCTGGTTCGTCTTTTCACGCGGCTCCTCATCACCCATGCCCGGCAGCACGACGCCGTTCGCCGGCGGGGGCAGCAGTTCCGGCACACTTTTGACGGCGTCGTTTCGGACGTACTGGTAGCCGCTGACGAAGGTCTCGGCACGGCGCAGCGGCTTGGCGTCCAACTCCCACCCGGCAGGCAGACGCGCCACGAGCGCGCCCCTGTTTTCCTCGCAGACCAGATAGCCGCGGTCGGGCAGGAGCGCCCCGGAGAGTATCTGCGACGGCAGGCAGCCGCCGAGCAATCTCCCGAGCGGGCACAGGCGCTGCCAGTCGGCGATCGCCCGCGTGTCCTCGCGCCCGCCCCCTTCCGTGAGGTTGCCGCCGTGGAAGAGGAAGTTGAGTTGCGCCAGCGACAGTTTGCCGCGCAGCCCGCACTGCTCCACGAGATGCCGCATCCCCGGACGGCGGAAGCACCGATGCCGGATGGCGTTGCCCGACACGTACGGTATCCACAGGACCCCGTCGGGCGTCGTCAGCGGCTCACGCGCCACCAGCGACTCGTTGCCCTCCGAACGGGCCATGTGGGTGATCGGGGAGATCGCCTCAAAGAGCGAGTAAACCGTGTAGGTGCTGGTCACAGGTCGATCTCCTTTTTCTTCACACGCTCCCAGCGTGCCCGGCCGTGGGTCACGACGGCGTACAGGTGCGAGCGGACGTAGTTGAGGAGCGCGTGCAGCGTCTCGTCCGGCCACGTTTGCCAGGCCGACAGCATCCCGGCCAGCGCCTCGCACGCCGCCGCCTTCACCGGGTCGGCCTGGACCGACCCCAGGCACAAGGTCGCCCAGCGGTCGAGGTCGCAGTCGCTCACCTTGGCGCAGGACGTGTCGAGCGCCTTGGTGACGTGGCCCCAGATTTCGGAGCGGTCCTCGCTGACGCCGTAGAGGTGGGCCAGCACGCAGCACCAGCGGTGGGCGTCCTCGCGGACGGCGTGCTTCTCGCCCGCCGTCTGGGCGCGGTCGGGGTCGATCAGCCCGGCGAGCTTGCGCCGGAAGCCCTGGTAGTCAAGCCGATCCACCGGCGGGGTCGTGTTCACGCTGGCAATACTCCTTGTTGCCGCACAGCCACGCGGCGAGTCGGGACAGCGGCTCTTCCCGGACCCGCGACCATTGTTCGATGAGATTCTCGCCGTCGGGGTAGGCGGCGATGACGGCGCTCGCGATGCGGAAGTCCACCGGGGCCGCGAGCGCGGGCTTGCCGGTGACGGCACAGACTTTCTCGCAGAGCGTGATCCGCTGTCGCAAATCGCCGGGGTAATAAGCGACCCGCTCCGTCTCCAGCGTCACGGCGACGTACTGACGCGAGTGGTTGACGACGCCGCGGTAGAGTAGCTGCTTCTGCCCGCTGTCGGAGAGGACGACCGCGAACGGCGGCTCGGGCGGGACCAGGCACGTCTCGCGCCAGAAGGCGATGTCGCCCTTGCTCCCCGCCGCGGCCCGCGTCGGCGTGACGAGCCAGCTCCACGAGCGCATCGCCGCCTTCGTGCAGGGGCGCGTCGCGCCGTCCACCATCGGCACGTCGCACGCCTCGCGCAGGCACAGGACGCAGCCGACGCAGACGGCGGGGGACTGCGGGGCGGCGACCTCGTTACGGCCGGTGAAGGAGTCCTTGACGTGCTCGGAGGCAGACAGCGAGCCGTCGCAGGGCGCGCCGCAGAAAAAGCAGCGGAGGGGGCCGGTGCAGCCGAGGCCGGAAGCGATGGCAAAGAGGCTAGGGACGCTGCACATGGGTGGAATTATAGCGGCGGGCGACCGCCCGCCAAAATCTCAGGCGCGGTAGACCGTGTAGTCCTCCGGCTCCTCGACGTTCACCGTTAGCGCCGCCGGGGCTGCGACGACCGCGATGGCATACGCATCGGCGAGGTCGTCGTGCTCGCCGTCGGGAGCACGCAACGTGCTACCCTCAATCGACGATAACTGCGTGAACGCGCCGAACGAGTGCAGTACCGTCTCGCCGTTGCGGAAGGCGTCGGCGCAGGCGTCGTAGAGGAGAGCCTTGCCCTTGCCGCTGGACAGCCAGCCCACCTTCCCGTCGTGGCCGAACAGGAGAAGCAAGGGCGAATGCGTCTGGAGCCATAACAGCACAGCATGTCCGTGATTGTTCCGCTCGACCATGACGCAGGCGTTGTTGTACCAGCGGCCCACCGCGTCGATGTGCGCCGCCAGCGTGGACGGCTGGAACTTGCCCGCGAGCGACGCGACTTCTTCGCCGGATTGCGCGTCCAGCACGCACAGGGCGCTGTCGTCGGACGTCGGGTTGCCCTCGGCGGGGTCGGCCCCGATGACGTAGGTGCGGGTCGGGTGAGGGGGCGAATAGACGGCCAGACCGGGGATGGACGGCGCTGCGGTAGGAAGGTCGGTTAATGTCTGCTGCGGTTTGAAGCACGCCTGAAGCCACGCGGGGGCAATCCGCTTGTCGAGCGACCGGGGCGAGAGGGCTTCCGCGACGCTCGCCGGGTACTGCTCGTGCAGGTCGTCGAGACTCCCCGTGCGTGCCAGGATGTCCGCCCGCTGCCGCTCGTACCATTCCGCGTCCCGCCCCGCGTGGACGTGCCAGGGGAGAAAGCAAGCTCGCCAGGGGGACGACCCTGACTCCGCGGCGCGGTACGTTTTCTTGAACGGCGACTCCGGGCGCGACTTGTCGGCGCGGGAGAGGAGTACCAACTTGCCGCCCGCGTCGATGGTCGGCTTGACGCGGCCGAGCAGCGTGTCGAGGTCGGGGACCAAATCGGCCTCATCGACAATCGCGAGGGTGGCCGTATACGAATCGCCCGCGTTGGAGGGAAAGGCGCGGGCCACGCTGCCGTTGGCGAGCATCCAGGCACTCGCCGCGTCGTAGTTGGTTGAGCGTGGCCTCATCCAGTCGGGCAGGCGTCGCCACATGCCGCGGAGCCGTTCGTGCCCTAGTAAGTAGATCGCCTCGTTCTCGCGCTTGCTGAAGACGAGAACGGTCGCGACGGGGCGGAAGGTCATCTGCCAGAGGGCGTAGCCGAGGAGGAGCCAGGTGAGGCCGAGCTGGCGGGCCTTGAGGATGCAGGTGAGGTTGGACGTGTGGATTAAGTCGAGGGCGTCGAGTTGGGCGGGCCAGAGATGGAACGGCAGCCAGTCACGCAAGATGGGGTCGTAAATCTTGCAGTGGTGGTGGATGAAGTAGGCGGGACACCCGGCGCAGGCGAGCCACTCAATTTGCTGACGGTTCGTGTCCGTTGTGCTCATGGGTCGTTACCGACGGCATTTCCCCCTTCCGCGACGCGACAAACTTCTCCACCAGCGTTCCGGCCTGCGCGATCTGCGTCGGGGTGAACGCCACGCCGATGGAGCCGCCGTCCGCCCCCGTGACCTCCTGCCGCTCGACATAGCCCCTGTGCTTCCCGATGGTGGCCAGCACCATGCGGATGGCCCACGGCTCGCCAGCCTGGATCGCGTCGAACAGCTTCAGCTCCGCCTTGTCGATCACCTTGCCGCGCTCTTCCTCGATGAGGGCGGCAATCTCCTTGCACTGCTTCGCGCGGTTGTAGATCGTGTCCGCCTCGCAGCCGATATTCTGGGCCGCGAGATAGACCATCCCCTTCGTCTCGCGCAGGGCGTCGATGATCTGCTCGTCGGTGTACTTTCGCGGCCTGCCCATCGGCGCTCCTAGTACCGATATACCTAGTTAAGTTGCAGCACTTTCAGACCTTGCCGTGCCGCGCTTTCGATTTTTTCCGAATCCCTTATTTTCGTCGTCGGAGACAGAGTACGCCTCACCCCCGCTCCCCCGCCGTGTCCCAACTCGACCGCGGCCGAAGTCCAACCCCCGGAGCAATCGAGTAGCGTCCATCACCCGCCACGACCAGCCCGACCTTCACGAGCCACGACAGGTAATCGCGGTCCCCGCCCCACCAGCGGCGGACGTGTAAGCGTGCCGCGAGTTCCTTTCGCGTCTGCGGGCCGTCATCGAGGAGCGAGCGTAGCACGCGGACCTCGGTGGGGCGAAGGCTATCCCACGGGTTCGCCCGCCAGCACCTTACCATGTCGGCGGTCCACCCCGGCAGGTACAGCGTAACACGCTGGTCGAGGGTCATGGCAACGAGGGACGCCGGCGTGTGCCCCTTAAGCATGCGCGGCAGTTTGTTCGCGTAGAGGAAGGCGTGGACACGGGCGAAGAAGTCTTCGGCAGATTCGGAGGGGGTTCGCTCAAACTCCGCCGTCGCCTCGCGGATCGCCTCGGACTGCCCCACCAGATGCCCGAACCCCAATTCGCAGGCCACGAGGTAGTTGCGATGAAACGCCATGAGGGACGCGGGCGACATGCCGACCTCGTACTGGTACGGGTTGCGGGGGAGGCTGAGTCGCCGGCGGTGGTGCCGCACCTGACGGGCCGTGAACGGCTGGCCGTCCGGGGTGGCGATGCCTGGGGAAGACTTGGCGATGCGCTCGAGGCGGTCCTTCGTCCAGCCTTCATGTTCGAGCGTGCGAATTGAATCAGCGTCGAGGTCTGTCAGATGGTCCGCTATCAACTGGTCGGACAACCCCATCGCGTGCAAACGTCGAAGCGCCAACTCCCAGGAGCGGTCGCGGCGGTGGTAGCGGCGCGGGCGCGGGGAAAACGGGGCGCGGTTGTTGTTGTCGGCGTCCTGCTGGCGCTGGATGAGCGCGTGGGCGAGCAGTTCGTAGGACATGCGGCGGGAACCCTCCCACGGTGGGGCGTGCGATTCGTGCGCGCCGTTGCTGCATTATACGGTGGGGGATGAGTTGGTGTCGTCGTCAGTTCGCGCCGTCTGGTCGGCGTTCTCGGCGGCGATGGCGGCGAGGTTAAGGGTCATCGCGTCAACTCTCCATGCAGAAGCGAGTTTTCCTGGTCCGCCGCCGCGAGTTTGCCCCGCAGTTCCGCGTTTTCCCGCCTCGCCGCCGCCCACAGACGCGCCAGCCTGTCCCGGTCGGCGATCAGGTTCGCGACCCGCTCCGCCGGCGTCAACGTCGGGTCGAGGACGATTTCGCCCTCGCCCTGCGCGTCGAGGGCGGCAAGGGTGGCGGCGTTCTCCGAACGAAGATTGGCTATCGTGCCGGACGCGAGGACGCACAGCGCGAACACGGGGTCAGCGACATCGCCCTCGCTGCCGAAGCAGTTGGCGAGGACGACGCGGGCGCCCGGCGCGTTCGGCTGTCCGTGCGACCCATGCTCCGGTTCCTCCCGGTGCAATCTGGCGCTCTCCTCGTCCAGCGCGATTCGCAATTTGCGAAGCAGTTGCCGATACCCTGGCGTGCCGCGCCGGACGAAGACGAGGGCGAGGAGAGAGTCGAGGCAGGGGAAGGGGTCGGTCATGCACCCACCACGTCCAGTTGCCGGAGCATTTGCGCCACGGTGAAGTCCCCCTTGTCGTCGTGCCAGTCCGCCAGCACGCCGACAGGCACATCCTCGGCGAACGACGCGGGGCGGAGGGACGCGACCACGAACGGGCGAAGCGTGAGCCGCGCGCCGTTATCCATCGCCATGAGAACAAGGTTGCGGACGGTGCTGGCGACCGCCAGCGAGATGCCCGCCCGTCAGTCCCAGCCGGCGTAATCACACCAGCCCTTCGCGAAAAGGAGCCGCCCGTCATGAAGTCGAAACGCGCCCACCCAATCTGCCCCGTCGTTCTCGCCGTCCACGCTGGCCAGCACCTCGGCCACGTCCGCCCGCGTCGGGATCGGGTCGGTCGGCGCCCCGTCAGCACTCTCCACTTCTTTCAGGCAGTTCCCGCCTTCGCCGAAGACGTTGGCCCAATCGTAACTGTTGAGCAGTTCGTCAATCGTCATGCGGCCGCGCCTCCACGCTCTTATACCCCTTTGCCACCAACCCCCTCGCCGCCGCCTCCGCCCCCACGCCCCGCACCACCACGCTCCAGCCGAAGGGAATACCGCCGTTCACGCTGGCCAGCAGGCCCGACCGCGTGAGGACGCAGGGGAGGGGCGGGCGGGGGTAGTCGGGGGTGGCGGTGTACGTTACATGGGAGTTAGGCATTGATCCGCCTCGCCAGGTACGCCTCGCGCTTCCGCCGAACGTTCTCACGGTACAACTCGTCCGCCGCGTGCCAGGGGATCGTCTCCCGAAACACATCGAACAGGTCGAGCAGGCGTGTCCACGCGACGGCGGCACGCCCCACATGCCCGAGCAGGTATTCATCCTGCCGCGTACTCGCATCAGTCGGCGTCGGCTCGGCGATCTGGTACTGAAGCGAATGCGCGACCGTGACATAGCACCCGAAGGCGTGCGACCGGCACGCGCCAAGGGCGCTCGCCAGCGGGTGACTGTCCAGCCCGAACGAGAACCGCAAGGCGGCGTAATGGAGCGCCCCGCCCTTGTAACCGCCGTCCCGCTCGGCGACCGTCAGGATGCCGCAGTTGTAGAGCAGCCGCCGCGCCCACTCGCCGAACACGGCCCGCTCGTTCGGCCTGCCGATCCACGGGGACCGCCCCCAGCGGACGGCGGCGTGGTAAGCCTCCCACCAGTAGACGCACGCCAGCACACGCCCGAGGCCGCGAACGCCCATGCGACGCGCGTTCGGTATGATTTCGATCTGCGGCCACTCGGGGCGCGACGTTCGGAGGGCGTCCGGGTTGCCGTAAGGACGGCCCTTCGACCACGGCTTCGGGCTCGCCAGCCCACGCCACACCTTCACCGGCACGTCCTCGCGGGACTCGCGGCGCGGCACGTCCAGCAGGGACTGCGCCCACCGCAGGATCACGCCGCGCGGGTCGCCCCGGTCATCCAGCCAGTCCGCGAAGATGAGGCGCGCTGTCGAATCGGACGGGTTCGTGATGATGTCGGCTACAAAGACATTGCGGGCACTCATACGATCACCTCCGCCGCCTTCGCCACCGCCCGCAACGCGACCGCGATGCCGTGCAGGTCCGCGCACACAGTGGTCCCGTCCACGTCGCCGCTCGGGTAAACCTCACACAGCCCGTCCGCGTGGCTCGCCACGTCCAGCACCGCCGCGACCAGCGGCTTCAGGCTGACCGGCTCGGCACGCTGCGACTCGCCAGCCTCGACCGCGGCTTGCAGCATGACGGCGACCGCGGCGAGGTCGTTCTCCGCGTCCTTCGGCTCGATCATCCCGCCCGCGCCGTAACGCCTGGCGAGCGACTGGACGTGGCCCTTGATTTCGGCGACGGCGCTTGCCAGACTCATGACGTTCACCCCTTCCCAAACACCTTCCGCTCCACCACCCGATACTGCTTCAAGGCCTCACCTTCAGACTCATGCCACGAATACCACCGCTGCCTGCCGTCCAGCCCGATCGCGTCCACCCCCTTGTACGCGACCTCCACCGCGTCCACGATGAACGGGCGGGGGCGGTGCTCGTGCGCCAGCCACAGCCCCGTCCAGCTGAGGGAGAGGAGGACGCCGCGTTCGTCGCGGGCGATGACCACGCGGTAGTCCGGCTGGAGCAGGAGGCGGCGGTACTCCGTGCGGGTGATTTCGGTCAGGTCGCGGGCGACGTAGCGAAGCATTTTGCGGCACCCTTGCGTTGAAACAGCGCCCGGCCCCGTGACAGTTTGGCAACTCGTCAGACCCCGCACACACCGGATGAGGTTCGGACTTCACGGTGTATGTGGTGCTGGGGCCGGGCGCGTGGCTCGTTACCCTCTCCCCTCCAGACATTTCCTCATCTCCGCCCCGTTCAGCCCCATCGCCTTCGCCAGCACCCGCATGATACGGTCACGCTCCTTCCGCACCAATTTCCGGCCCGCGACGCTCGGCACGCCGCCGTCCACGCTCAGCTCTAACAAATCGTCCACGAGCCGGGACATCGCGCCGCAACACTCCGCCAGCGACAGCGCCTGCTCGGCCATCTTGCGGCACTGGCGATTTTCCGCCGTGAGCACGCGGTTCTCGGCCAGCACGCGGCGGAGGGTGTCGCGGAGGTCGGCGTTGGAGACGAAGCCCATTCAGGGGTGCTCCTCCACGGCCCGCCAGAGGGCGGCCAGCGTGTCCGTCAACATGCCCCCTCCAGCAACGCCCTCAACGTCTCCCGCAACCGCGCCACCAGCCGCGTCATGTCGCGTTTTGTGTACCCCATCGCATCCCCAAGTTCCTGGCACGTCCACCCCTCCAACCGCCGACGCAGGACGAGGTACTGCCTGCCAGAGAGTGCCCCACGAAATCGCTCCAGCAACTCCCGCTCGTAGGCCACGTCCTCGGGCGGCGGCTCCCGCCCCGGCACGGCGGCGTCGTAGTCCGCCTCCCCGTGGGCGATGACCTCGCCGAACAGGACGACGTCGTTGGATCGCCGATTGTCGTGCCCGACCCGGTACTTGTGGCCCATGTGTTCGCGCCAGCGGGACGCCGCTTTCCGCAGATGCCAGTACCCGTGCGTGACGAACTTCACGCCGCGGGTGTCGTCGAAGGTCGCGGCGGCACGCAGGAGGCCCAAACAAACCTCTTGTCGCAAGTCCTGGCGGTCGGCGTCTTGCATGTTGCGGGCGTGCCGGTGGGCGACGTGGAA